TTCGAGCTCTTCCGCTGTATCAAATGTCTTTTTCACGCCTTGCCAACCTGGAACAATATGCCCGTGAAAGTAATAAGCGCCATTTACTACATGGATATGTGCCACTCGTTCGTTATCCTGATACAGATATCTCTTAGATCCGAAAAATTGGTTTAAGTATTCTTTACATGCGCTATCGGTTTTAGGCATTTATGCTTCCTGCCATTTCTTAAACATTTGGTTATAAGTAGTATCAAACCAGCACGCATAACGTCCTCTTGGATGTTTCTGAGGTACATTAAACAAGTGTGGCTTCTTTCTTCTTAGCTCAGCCTCTCTCTTTCGCTTTCTTTCCAATTTGCGTTCGAGTCTAGCTTGTTCCAGTCTTTCTATTGTTTTCTTTTCTCTGTACTCGCTTAAACGCGTACCTTCTGGTGCGTCCATTGCTTCATGTAGTTCCCAACCGTCTTTTACTCTCTTAGAAACCATTCCAGCGGTTATACCGTGACTTTCTATTAATTCCATTTCAAATTTACTGAACCTATAAGGTTTATCGTTTATTGTTACAATTCTTGCTTTTCTCGCCATTTTATCCACCTCTTATATTTCTTCTATTCGTATGATTATTTTGGGCTCAATTCCATAACGCTTTGAGCTAGTTATTTCTGTAATTTGGTTATCGTCTTTCCATACATGGCCATTACAAGCATCTAATACCGTTTTAATTAAGTTGTCGATATCCGGCTTAGTCACTTTATACTGCCCAACCATTTCGCTTTTCTTTTTCTTCGACCATGATTTAAGCAATGGAAAGTAAAACTCTAATTCAATTTTTAATGCATTTTCTAGATTTAGCTTTGGCATTTGATTTTGTAAATATTTTTTATGTTCTGTATATTTTGTAGGCATATATGTGTGTGCATATCTACCTGTATTACGAAAGCGTGGACGAGGCGACCCCATCGGCGCATTAAACACTTCATTAAATTTAATTTCTATTTCCATGTAATCCCTCATATATATTCAAATAAGCTTGTTTGGTGTCCTAACTCCATTTGTTCATTATCAATAAGTGTTTTTAATTCATAATCATCTAAGTACCAACGTCGACCATTGAATTTTGTATGTTTTAATCCAACAACTAAATGCCGTCCATCTTTAAAATGTGGTGTAACTGAAAACATTTTGTTGCTGTCATGATCAAATAGATAGTATTTATCAAATGCATCCATTTTCAATCACTCCCATTTGCTATTTAGACGCTTAATAAAAGCTTCTCTGTCTTTCTCAAGGTTTTCATCTACTTCCGGCGTTTTCGTTTCTCTCGTGCTGTCTGTGAGCCATTTGGGTGTTTTTTCTTTTGATTGTTTAACGAAAGGTTTATAATTTTGTTTTTTGCTTTCAAGTTGTTGCTTTTCAAATGCACGTACTTGTTCAATAGATTTCAAGTTTGCATTAAGCCATGTATTCAAAATGCTTTTAGCATATCCCCAAGTAACTTTGTTTCTATCTTTAGCGATTTTAAGTGATGCGGTAACTATTTGATCTGAATCATTTTCAAATGAATCAAGATAATAATTTAAATCGTCTAAATTGTAAGGAGTTATGAAACCGAATCCGTTATCTTGGAAGAAGTCGAAGGCGGTTACCTTCTTCTTCTCATTATTCACATTCTTTTCATTATTATCTTTATTATCATTATTGTTTGTGTTGGTTTGATGTTGTTTTGATGTTGGGTTGATGTTTGACTGATGTTGTTTTGATGTTGGTTTGATGTCGTTTTGATGTTGGTTCCTGCCCTGCTCACTTTGATAAAAGTCATAATTGACAATGGTTATAAGGGTATATTTTGATGTTGTTTTGACTTCTAACATTCCATCACTCTCGAGTAAGTCAAGGAAGGTTTTCACTTTAAATCGTGACCAGTTAAAAAGGTCAGACAAGGTCAAAATCGATGTTAATCTTTGTCCTCTTTCTACGGTTACAATTTGGTTTCCAATAGGCACTTTTGCCTTTGAATGATTCGCTTCCATGAGTAAATATATCCATGCTTCAAACTTTGAAAATGTTCTCTTTTCTTTAAATAGCCAATGATTTTGAATTGAGCGATCAATACTTATCCAACCAGTCATATACACACCTCACTTTCAAACCGGTTAAATTAGAATGGTAAATCATTGTCATCTATTTCAATCGGAACATTTGCATTCGCAAACGGATTATCTTTTACTGGTTTGTTATTTGAATATTGCGATTGTCCACGTGTTTGTTGTACTTGTTGTTGGTATAAATCTTGTTGAGTGTCATTTGAGTTTTTCGGTTCTAAAAATTGAATACTATCAGCAATAACTTCCGTAACATATACACGTTGACCTTCCTTATTTTCATAATTCCGCGTTTGTAACCTACCATCTACGCCCGTCAACGATCCTTTAGATAGGTATTTATTAACGTTCTCTGCTTGTTTTTTAAATACGATGATATTAATAAAGTCTGCCTCGCGCTCTCCTTGTGCATTCGTAAATGTGCGGTTAACTGCTAATGTGAATGATGCTACATTTACACCACTTTGAGTGGTTCTTAATTCTGGGTCTCTAGTTAAACGACCAACTAATATTGTTCTGTTTAGCATTATTGTTTTCCTCCGGTAATTGTTTTTGCGTTGTTTCGTAATTTTTGAATAGCTTCTGCTGCTTGTTTTTCTGTTAATTTATAGTTATTTATGTCGAATTTTTGTTCTACTATATTTTGTGGAGCTTCTTTATCCGTGCCCTTTATCAATTTAGTGAAACTTATAACCTCTTTCCTTAAAATCCCTATAGTTTCGCTACTTGCCCATTGCGTTCTAGTTTGTTGTTTTGGATTATTATTTTTTCCACTTGCTTCATTTCCATCATCGTCTTGGTCACTAGTAATACCGAAAATCGCAGATAGCGAATAACGTTTAAGGTAGCTGATTAACGAGCCTGCGCCTTGTGGCGTATTCTTTTCTGCATTCATAAATACAGGATCATACTCGATATATTCACCGCTTTCATGCATAAGCATTGTAGCGACTCCCACGCGCCCGTCTACATCGTTCAAAGCCCATTGAGTATAAGACAGTCCATGAGGTGTTGCCGCCTCGTCAATGGCTTCTACAACGTTCTCAAGAGGTACGTATTTTGATTTGAAAAATGGATTATTTTTATCTTTGAGCGGTTGTTTTACTTCTTTACGAAACGCAACCATAGCTTTATTTATTTCAACAACTGTTTCCGATTTATTCATCACTTAATCACCAGACTTTCTGTTACCTTTAATTCAACGCCGGGAATATCTTTCCCAGCTTTCAAATCATCGATTAGTTGCTTAGAATTAAGTTTCGGGGCTTGTGATAGCCAATAATCCTTTGGAATAAGTTTTTCATCGATAATATTTTTACTAGCCCCGTTTTTGCGCTTGTAAATATGATTAGTAGCTGTGCGGTAACTATCTACTTCCTGTGTTTCTAACATCTCTTTTAAGTAATCTTTTAATCGATCAGTTAAATTTTGTTTTTGTTTTTTTAAATTTTGAAGTCGCTTAATCTCTTTATCTATGACATCTATGTCACCTAATGTTTCACGTCTCCAATTGACAATGTTATCTACTTTGACATTCATTTCTGCTTGGATAGAATCTAATGTATCTTTTAATAATGTTTGGTCTAATTCATCTTGATTAGACAACTCTTTAAATGCTTCTGATAGCTCATATAGATTAGCCATTAGTTAATCCCCCTCTACCATTTCATGACTAAGTTAATTAGTCTGTCCTGTTCATCTGTGTTATTTTCAATCCATTCATAAATAGATTGATTTAATATGTCTAATGCTGTGTATAGATCATTCTCATCTGTTATATTTATACTGTCGATAAATCTATCTTCTAAATCTAAGACATTCACTAGAATGCTGTAATCTTGTTTCTTAACTGCTAATTTAAAATCGAATCCGTCTACATTAATTACTTTTTGACATACATCGCCAATTTTGTAGTACATTGTTGACACTTCCTTTATTTCGTTTTATATTGAACATGAATTAATTTTGTTAATCGTTTGTCACTGTTACTTGTTGGCGCAAGTAGCAGTTTTTTTATTCTCCATAAAAGTATTCCTTATAAAATATGAATGTCGCTATACTTGCGAATCCCGCGATTGACCATGCTGTAGTGAAGTACAGCAATGGCATGAGTACAATCGCTAAGACTGTGAAGCATAATACTGCTAATAGATAGCTTTTATAAATGTTACTCATTTTCTTTTTTCTCCTCTTTGGTTGTTTCATCGTTTATCAAACCTTGCATTTCCATTAATTTTTGAGGTATACCAGCTTTTAACTGGATTTCGTATAACATTTGTTGAATGTGTGGTGGCACTTCTACCATTCCTTTCGTGTATAATTTAGTTATCTCCTAGTGAAAGGAGGTGATAATTATGAATAATATAAATCTCACTCAACGACAGTTAGATTTAATAAAGAAAAATCAAGCTATCTTGTCTAAATTGCCTGTCGAAGCTTACGCTAAAGCCGCAAATACTATGAATAATTCGTATGTTATGAACGCTCTGGAAATTCAATCGACGGTTAATAATGTTATGAATAGCATTAGAATTAACCAATCGAAATTATCTAATTGGGCTTCCTATATGCATCAAGTAACTAAGAATCATCCAATGTTCAAATCTAATTTATTTTCTAATGAGGTTCTTAATAGTTTTATAAAATCTACGAGCATTCCTAAAAACGATATTTTGAAAATGTCTTATGCTCTTAGAAATTTGAATGTCGATGTAGCTAATAGTTCTACCTTTATTAAATCCATCAATCCTGCCCATCCAGTAGAGCAAAAACAACATGAAAGCAATAATTACAGCGGTAAAAAAATTGTCGACATAATGCATATTAATCACTCCAGTTTAGGTTTTATTAATGCTAGTTCTGTAGGTGTAAGCGGTAATGCTATTTGGGACTTTTTATTAAAGTTTATTAATAACGAACCAATAAATACTCCTTTTTATATTTCGGTACTTTTTATAGCGTATTTTTGCTATCTATTAACCAGTTTTTCAAATTCAAATGATGATTAGTTGTCGGATTTATCGATTAATCTCTTTAAGCAACTCTGCAACTGCTCGCAACAGTTCAGGGTTGTTTCTTGTTTCTAAATTACTGTTTGCATGTTTTAGTAAATTGAGTTTTAATTTACTTTTTTCTTTAGCGATTCTAAATTTTTGTAACATTTGTAGTTCATCCTTTTAAGATGTTTGTTTTTCTCCTAAAAACTTGTTAACAAAGTATTGTTGTCCTTTACCTGTTACTTTTGGCGTCTTACTAATTGATGTGTGACCGTCCGAATGTGTGATTGATGTTTCTTTAATTTCGAATAACTCACGTTCCATTGAATACTGTGTAGGCATGTTATAATCCACACCCTTGCGTTTAATAAGGAATCCGTTTTGACGTAACCACTCAAACAATCTGCGTTGCCCGATGTTTATACCGTTTTGTTTAATGATCTTTGCTAACTCTCCAACTAAAATTGATGTCTTAGTAGTAGCTACTGCATCTGCAAATACAATTTTTGGTTTATCACGTTCAATCTTTGTTTCTAATTGATTGATTGTGTTGTTAGCAATTTTTAAAGCACGTTGCATAATCATTTCTGGGCTATTCCATGCTTTTTCAACTTGGATGAAATACTCTCTAAAATCAAAACCTTTTTCTGTACCTGACATCATCGCAACATGTTTAGCTACATCAAGTGTTAAAGCATAATCTTCTAGTTGTCTTACAGCTCCGTTATTAACAACCGTACTTGTAAGTACACTTGTAAAATCCCTATTTTCTTTGAAATGCTTCAAGTTAATTTCTGCCCAAGCGCTAAAACGCTTTTTAACTTCCAAAGCTTTATATAACTCTCTTGCACTTATTGCGATTTCTCCATTTTCTTTTTCTTGTATGTTGAACATTTCGCCGATGTTCGATTTTGTTTTTAATGCTTGCATATTGTTTATGCTCCTTTCGTGTATAATGTTGTTATCAACCTAAGGAGGTGATAAGTATGGACATAATCGCGATTTGTATCGCAATTTTTAGTTTCTTACTGACTGCACTTAAATATTATTTAGACTATATGAAAGATTCTCTTAACATCGATGTTATACCTACCAGAAGCTTTAATTACTTGGTCGATGACAAATCAAGTTACAACGATATAACATTTATTAATTTCACAAAGTTTCCCATTTCTGTTATTGACGTTGAATTTGATATTAAAAATAAAGTAAATGAACAAAAAACGTTCAAACCTATACGATATAAAGATAAAAACTACTCCATTCCATTTACTTTAGGACCTTATGAAAGTGTAGAATGTACTTTTTTGCTCGAAGAATATCCAGTGATATGGGAATGGGATGTGACTATCAAAGTCACTACCAACAAAGGAATCTATATAAAGCCTGTTATCATAGAATCGCGGACAGAACACCGAGAATCAGAGCCACAAGTGACAGAGTTAACATCAGCAAATAAGGTAAGTGCTCTTTCCAACCCCAAGGATGGTTTTTTAAAGAAGTTTTTATATCATTTAAAATCTTAAACATTTGAAATCCTCCTTTTTCGTCACTCTTTAATTGGAGTGGCGTTGATTTTTTTGTCTAACTTTTTCAATGCTAATTTGTAAATAACTGAAGCATGTTCGGTTTTAAAATGAGATTCAGCAATAATTTTCAATGTTTCTAATTTATTTCTTGCATCACCGTATGTGGTACTTTCTGATAGAACACCTTCTAAAATTTGTTGAACTCGATAATCTAAAAGTTTTAAGTCTTTATTGATGCATTGTTCGACACACTCTTCTTTGGTTAACGTGATTTGTTCCATAGTGTCCTCCTGTTACGACATTTGTACAGGTTTCTGTACATTTTGTTCAAAAAAATATCTACCTACTTTTGTTGGTGGGATTTCTAATAATTCACAGATTCGTTTTATTTCCCATTGTGTAAATAAATTTTTTCCTTGCAACTTGTGATTAATAGATGTCCTTGAAATAGGGATTGCGTTCGCTAAAGAACTTTGGCTATATCTATACTCTGCCATTCTTTCGTACAGCAAACTATAATCGAAATTGTATATCATAAACTCACCTCCCTTCTTGTTCGGTTTTCTGTACAAATCAATTAAAACACCTTTGTTTAAATAAGTCAACACATAAAATACATTTTTCTGTACAATATTTGTTAAAAATTATTGATAATCGTCATTGTACGTAGTATTATGTTCTTAGGAGGTGTTCAGAAATATGAACAGTTTTAAGGATAGATTAAAGCAAATTATGTCTGAACGGAAGATATCTCAATCAGAGCTATCAAGAAGGACTGGTATTGGTAGAAACTCAATTAGCGATTATTTAAACGGAAAATATGAAGCGAAACAAGACAAAGTCTTTGAACTAGCAAAGGCTTTAAACGTTAACGAAGCGTGGCTTATGGGGTTTGATATTTCTAAGAATAGAAAAATTGAAAATAACGACATCACTTCCATATACAGTAAACTCACGCCTCCAAGACAAAGCAATGTACTAAAATATGCGACTAATCAATTAGAAGAACAAAATAATGACAGTGATAATCTGGTAGATTTCAATTCTTACATTCAAGAAAAATCCGAAGTGGATATATATGGTTGTGCGTCTGCTGGTATTGGTGAAAGATTATATAACGAGCCTATTTCAAAAGAATTCGTAAGAGGTTATGTCCCCGCACATGATATAGCTTTAAAAGTAAATGGAGACTCAATGGAGCCGTTATTTAAAAACGGACAAATTATATTCATTGAAAAATCTCACACTATCAAAGATGGACAAATAGGCGTCTTTATTATAAATGGAGATGCTTACGTAAAGAAAGTTTATGTAGAAGATAATAGATTAACGTTGGTTTCTTTAAATAAAAAGTATAAAGATTTATATTTTTATGATAACGAAAGTGTGAGGTTAGTTGGAAAAGTTATTTTATAGGAGGTAGTAAAATGAAACCTAGAAAGCAAGATGAAAAAATATTATCAGATCAATACAGTTACTTTGAACCAATAATCAGCGACAGTTGCGACATAAAATTCGACGAAAACAAGAGGAGAATGGGTTCTATATTCATTTCACATGAAGAGATTTGTTTTATAAGGAAAGAAGAAGATTATATATTCAAAATCTCATTATCAGAGGTGATAGATTATAACACTGTTGTTACTATTTGGAAAAACCAAGCTTTTTTAACATTAAACGATAATAGAAAATTAACAGTTTATTTCGTAACAAACTCTCCTTTAACAGGATTCATCTCAATTTTAAAAACTTATATGCAATTATCTAAGAATAAGGAAACAATTATCTCGAATGATTGTCTACCTATTAATGATGATGAACAAACTAAAGTTGAAATTTTCGACGTCGTAGGATTAAATTATGAAGGTCGTAGAAAAGAATTAAAGAAACTTATCAAGAAAATGAAAAATAACGACGATTTCTTTTTCTTATATAGTGATTTGAAAGGAAATGAACTTAAAGAAGAATTACTTTATGAAGACAAGGTGCATGAAATTTCTGATTACGAGGTTATTCCTGGTGTATTCTTACAAAAAGAACCGGATAATCCTTATGATGAAAACGCGATAAAAGTTATGATTTCAAATGAATACTCTGAATTTCACGTTGGATATGTACCTAGAGAGTATGCTTCAAGATTAGTCAATCATATGGACAACATCGTTTCTTGTAACGCATATATTAATGGTGGTAAGTATAAAACTTTAGATTATTTAGAAGAGAAAATCGTTACTAAAGAATCAGACTATGGATTACGAGTACATTTAGAATACAAAGTTTGAGATAGGTAAAGATTGTATTTTTATAAGTAATTACTATAAATAATAGAAAATTCATTTCACAGGAGGGTTTAACATGGATTTTAAAGAAGTTGACATTAACATTGAAGAGTGGGAAATGGTTGAAATCCCCTTTTATACAGAAGAAGAACTGACTTATAGATTGAACAATGGTTTACCTATAACTAAAAGTGAACTTGAAGAACAGGAGTCGAAAAAATGAGTACTTATAAAGAAATTGAACACTTACACATCAATACTGGTGGTAAAGAGCTTACTCAAGAACAAATAGAAGAAGCCAAAGCTTTTATAGACAGTCAAGAATTTAAAGATATGATTCGAGAAGCTAAAGAGTCACGTCAAAGAGTTATGGAGTCTAAAATTACCGATAGAACTAAAATGTGATTAATAGCGCCTATGTGGCGCTTTAATATAAATATAAACAAAGGAGAAATTGACATGAAAAAAGCAATCTTAACTTTAAGTCTTATATTTATTACCTACTACCTCACTTTTAAATATATGTGGATTAAAGAATTGAAGTATTAACAGCTTTTTATAGCCCTTTAATATAAAAATCAAAAAACGCCTACTAGTGTAGACGTTGAATGGTGGTGAGAATTTTATGGTAGATAAAAACAAAAAACAAGAAACTACTCGTAGTAACCCATTAAACAAAAGTTTTGAAAAGTCAGGCGCCAGCGAAAAATTAAAAAGCACTTTATCAGAAAAAGCTAAGAAAAAAGATTAGTATTCATTCATTAAATATAAATCCAATTTAATTTGTTGTTTAAGGTCTACAAGCGTATGTTTAATATACAATTCATCGTTTGACGGTAAATCAGATACTTTGAAATCTTGTCGCTCAACTTCTAGTAAATCGAAATCGCTACCAGCTGAATTATAGGTTTTAAGTTCACCCTCTTCAATGATTCTGTTTTCAAAGTCTTTTATAACTATAAATACTGGTTTACCGTTGTTATTAAACAACTTGTCTCTTTTGTCTAATAAGCTTATACAATCCAATTTCATAAACTTTCTGGTTATATTAATTAACCAGATAATAAATTTAACAATTAAAGGATTAAATACAAGCACTGTTAAAACAAAAATAATTAGAAACCAAATATTTGCTTTTAGACCTGTAAGCAACTGAAGTAAACTCAAATTTTTTAAATCAACATTATTAAAAATTATAAAAGTATAAAACCATATCAAACATGTTTCAATAGAAAAAATCAATAATACAGGAGTATTGATAATCTTGTTTTTTTCACTAACTAAACCTATCATTGTTAGATATTTATATGGTATGTAACCTAAAACTCCTGTAAGAAGAAGCGCCCCTAGAAATTGAGTCATCTTATCACCTACTTTTTATTTTATTATAACATATTTAGTACCTAGTACTAAATTTTGGGTAGCCCGCCTACCCTTATTATTTTTTGCCAATTTTGAGGAGGGAGCACATGAAAGTAGCAATTTATACTAGAGTGAGTACACTTGAACAAAAAGAAAAAGGACACTCTATCGAAGAACAAGAAAGAAAATTAAGAGCTTACAGCGACATAAACGACTGGAAAATTCATAAAGTATATACTGACGCTGGATACTCCGGAGCTAAAAAAGACAGACCCGCTTTACAAGAAATGTTGAATGAAATAGATAATTTTGATTTGGTTTTAGTCTATAAACTAGATCGATTAACTCGAAGTGTTAAAGACTTACTAGAGATACTAGAATTGTTTGAGAATAAAAACGTGTTGTTTAGGAGCGCAACAGAAGTATATGACACAACTTCTGCTATGGGACGTTTGTTCGTAACATTAGTAGGTGCTATGGCAGAGTGGGAGCGTACTACAATTCAAGAGCGTACTGCAATGGGTCGACGCGCATCAGCTAGAAAAGGGTTAGCTAAAACTGTCCCTCCTTTCTATTACGACAGAGTAAACGATAAATTTGTGCCTAATGAATATAAAAAAGTATTACGATTTGCAGTAGAAGAAGCGAAAAAAGGTACTAGTTTAAGAGAAATAACTATAAAATTGAACAACTCTAAATACAAAGCACCCTTAGGTAAAAACTGGCACAGATCAGTTATAGGCAATGCTCTAACGAGTCCGGTAGCTAGAGGTCATCTTGTTTTCGGTGACATATTCGTCGAAAACACCCACGAAGCTATTATAAGTGAAGAAGAATACGAAGAAATAAAATTAAGGATAAGTGAAAAAACTAACTCTACAATCGTAAAACATAACGCTATTTTCAGAAGTAAACTATTATGTCCAAACTGTAACCAGAAATTGACTTTAAACACAGTCAAGCATACGCCTAAAAATAAAGAAGTTTGGTATTCTAAACTATACTTTTGTTCTAACTGCAAAAATACTAAAAATAAAAATGCATGTAACATCGACGAAGGCGAGGTTTTAAAACAATTTTACAATTATCTAAAACAATTTGATTTAACATCATATAAAATCGAAAACCAACCTAAAGAAATAGAAGATGTCGGCATCGATATTGAAAAGTTGCGAAAAGAACGCGCTAGATGTCAAACACTTTTTATAGAAGGTATGATGGATAAGGATGAAGCTTTTCCAATAATAAGTCGTATTGACAAAGAAATACATGAGTATGAAAAGCGCAAGGATAATGATAAGGGTAAGACTTTTAACTATGAGAAGATTAAAAATTTCAAGTATTCATTGCTAAACGGCTGGGAATTAATGGAAGATGAGTTAAAAACTGAATTCATAAAGATGGCAATCAAAAACATTCATTTTGAATATGTAAAAGGAATTAAAGGGAAGCGCCAGAACTCATTGAAGATTACGGGTATAGAGTTTTATTAA